CTGTAAATGTATAACTTCTATCAATAGTTGTTGTAGCACCGTCAAATGTTGTTTGTGTTGTTGCTTTGTCTATTGTAGTCAATCCTGGATTACCCGGCTCACCAAATTGATTAATTTTACCTTGTAACTGTCCGTCAATAGCAAGAGTAAGTCCTGGCGGAAGTTTACCTGAATCTAATGTGTATAATACAACAGCATTAGGTACACTACTTGTAGCACTAACATTTAGTGTACTAACAAAGTTAGCTCTTAAGTTTCCTAGTGATGTTAGCGTGTTCCATGTAATAGCACTTTCAATTTCACCTAATAGTTTAACTGTAAATTGTTTGTCTTTAGATACTGTTGGATTAAATAATGATGTTGTTCTTTTATCAAAACTATAAAACGACATAGTAACAACTTTGTTTGCAACAGTTGCTCCAAATGCATCATAAGTTTTATAACCTATGTTTGCAATAGTTCCTAAGAACGATCCTCTTAAATAGTCTACACTTCCTACTTCAATTTTTGTTACTGACTTATCAGCTGATGTAGATGTTACTCTACCATTTTCTATTGTCCAAACAGATTTATCTATAATATCGATTGCTTTATAACTTTTGTTATCACCTGAGTCTGCTTCTGTTACAGGAACTTCGTTAAATACTATCCAACCTGTTGCTCCTAATCCGTTAAACAAACTATCAGCAAAATCAGTAAATGCTACATTATCGTCGCCACTCCAAGTTTCACCAACACCAATGTTGTTTGCAAATGGTTCTGTAGATGTAGTTTCTTTAGATCCAATTTGTCTTAGTGCTTCAATAGTAAATTTGTATTCTGTAGTAACTGCTGGTTGATAAGGAATACGTCCAGCAATCTCACCAGTTGTACTATCAATAGACATACCTGGCGGTAATGCACTTACACTACCATCTTCGTTAGAATCTTTAACTGTAAAACTAATAATACCAGTGTTGCTAGTAGGATCGTATACATCAAGGAATAATGTTACATAATTATTTGCTCTACGGTATCCTAAGTCACTTGGGGTTAACCAAACAGGAGCTCTTAAGTACGTATTGTCTGCTGTAAACAATCCAGTACCGAGTTGCATAATAGTATTATCTGTTCTTAGGAAGTCGTCACCTACAAGATAAATTTGAAATTTACGTTTTGCAATTACAACACCGTCGCTTGCACTTACTGTAAATTCGTAGTATCTATTTAATTTTTTAGGACTTTGTGTAGGAATATTATAATCATAGAATGTTGTATCGTAGTAATAACTTTCAAAACCGTTTGCACTCTTTACACCAAAATCAAACGGAGAATTACCATATACATTACTATCAAAGAAGCCACTGCTTGCTCTTTTTTCTAATGCTAGTATTGGTTCAACAACACCAGTAAGTTTACCAGTTGTTATACCTAGTTCAATGCCTGGAGGTAGTTCGCCATCATTATCAGCAATAAAATATTCAATATTATCGCCTGCTGGTAAATCAGGATCTATAACTTGTAGTTGAAAGTCTACAGGACTACTATCTAGTATATAAAACTTATTATTAGGACCAATAGGTAAAGAACCTTCTTCTGTGACCCAAACTGGAGCATCAGCTCCGTCAATAGTTAGTCTTAATGTTATATCTTCTTTGTCATTTCCTTTTACTGCACGAATAACAAATCTAAATAACTTTAGTCTTTTAACTTCGAACGGAGTACCTAATAAGTTGTCTCCTTCAATTCTTAACCCACCTGGCAACTTTCCGCTAATAAGTGAAAGTGTACAACCAGCTACAACAGGTAATGCAATAGTCTGCGTAATACTTTCTTGGTATGTACCTAAGTTGTGTCCTGGTTTAACAGTCCATAATTGCGCCATGCAAAACTCCCTATAGCGTTCCCATATCTGCTTCAACTGCTGTTGACCCTGTGAACGTTTCAGTTCCGTTATCATAGTCAACTGTTAAATTATGTGCTAGATATTCTAATGTACTAGTAAACACTGTGGGAACTGCTTCGCCCATATCTAGTGTTAGATATTGTTGTAGTCCGTCAAACGTTCTAATATCTAATCCATGTACATTACCAGTCATGTTACCTACGTTAGTAATGTCATTAGTTTGTGCGTTTAGTGTTGCTGTAAGTTTAGGATCTGTATCAGTCTGTACAGAAGTTACACTACTAATTGTAAGTGTATTTCCACTTAAATTTGTTGTAGTAGTTCCACCGCCTGCAAGTGTTAAAGAATTACCGTTAGAATCTAATGTAATATTATTGTTATCTGCAAATACTTGTACGCTAGGAAGTCCTGTTGCTGTGCTATTAATTGTAATAGCGTTAGCATCAGCCGCTAGTGATATTGCTGTACCTGCTACAATCTTTTTAAACTGTAGGTCAGTTCCACTTATTTGACCAAACACACCTTCACCTGCACTACCTAAGTTAGATACAGTAGTTGATTCTGTACTTCTAGCATTTAGTTCTGCAAAGTTATTGTTTACTTTTACAAATGCTTCACGTAGATCATCACCTGTGCCGTCGTTTGCAATATTACCTATATTTACTATTTGAATTGCCATCTATATTCCCCTGTTACTGTATTTACCTGATATAGATGATGAGTAAGGTATACGCTTATTGTATCTAGATACCATTACTCTGCGTGGGCCACCCATAGCATCATCTGTGTCACCATATCCTGTAAGTGTTCCTGCTTCTAAAGTTTCACTTGAATCTTTGTGCATCATATCTTTTAGTTGTGCTGGTGTAAGCATAGGATTTGCTTGTAGGTATAATGCTCCTACACCACATGCTTGCGGACTAGCCATACTAGTACCACTAATGTTACACTGTCTAAAGCCACCACCATCATAATATGCGGCATCTCCAAATTTATTTGTAGTACTTGTACAACTAACAATATTATGTCCTGCGGCGTATATATCAACACCTGGTCCTGTTGTACTAAATCCTACTTTATTATCTTCTGTGTTTGACTGAGCATTTAGGCATCCAACCATAAACGCATTTACGCTATACGGAGAACTGCCTCGGTGATAGTAATTACTACCGCCTCCACCAAAAAGTATATTATTATAATCATCTCCGCCATCTACATCTACTTTAAAACTATTATTACCTGCGGCAATACATACATGTACACCTTCATCAATTAATTCTTCTACATCTGCATCAACTGATGCTATTCGTACTGGAGCTCTATATCCACTAAAAGTATTGTATGGATAAAGTCCGTAAGTATCTCTTAGATGTGTTCTTGAAGAAAAACTAGGATCATTACTACTACTATATGTTGTACCTCGATATACAATACTTGTAGCAGTTCCGTATCCCGAACTGTAGCCCCAACTCATGTTTACTATAGTTGGACGTTTACGTCCTGTAGTTGGATCAATTGGTTTATTTCTGTGCCATAATTTTATAACATCAAAACAATTACTAATACTAATACCACTACCACTATCGCCTGTGCCTTCTAGTCCGCTAACTTTAACACTATACACTCTTGCATTTTTAGCCCAACCAAAATGTTTACCTGCGGCTGTACCTGCAACGTGTGTTCCATGTCCGTCATAGTCTCTATAATGATTAGAACTTTGCGATCCGCTTAATCCACTTTCAGTATACCAATTAATCTGTTGTACTCTTGATACTCCGTTAGCATCTTGGAATTCTGGATGATCAACTTGTAGGCCGCTGTCTTGTATAACAACATCTACACCTGTACCATCTAACGCATAATTATATGAGCTATCTAAGTTTGTTGACCAAGTTGTATCTTCAGTAACTACACTGTGGCGTCTTTTACCCCAGTCGATATTTTTACTGCTAAGTTCTGAAGTTCCTTTATAAAAGTTACCTTGATATGTTGTTGTTAAACCAATTTCTAAGTTTTCATCTTGATCCGGTGGAATAGCAACATCAACAACTCTATCGTCTTTTCTAAGTTCTGTTGCTTCTTCATATGTAAGAGCATAATGTGTATTGCGTTGAGATCCAGGTCTTGCATCCGCGACTGTTGCTGATCTACTTGGAATATTACCAGCGCCAGTTTCTTCAATCATTTCTTGATTAAATGATTCGTAGTCTACACCTTTTTTTAGTGTAACGATATATTCTCGTTCGCTCATTTAAACTCCTAGTGTAAATCGACCCAAGCACCATTAGCATAGCCTTGGAATTTATTTGTAGTAGTATTGTAGATCATGTCACCATTAGTTGCTGTTAAATTATTACGATCATTAGTTGTAAAACTTGCTAAGTTAATAGGACTTTGTGTAACTGTAACTCTATCCGAAGCTGATAAATTAATACTAGACGCACTTTCAATAGTTGGCACACCTGTACCTGTACTAACAATACTATCTGCTGTAATACTACCTTGTACTACTAAGTCGTTCTGTACTGTAAGATCACTGCTTGTTGTTACTGCTGGAGTAATTGTAATACCACTTGAATCGTCTGTGTCAATAATACCAGAACTAAATGTAAAGTTACCAACTGACTCACCGCCAGCGGCGTTAGTCCAAATGCCACCTACATATTTTATAACTTGGCTTTCTTGTGGACTGTTGATACTTACATCTGATAGTGTAGTAATACTAGTTGTTGATAGGTTTGCTAGATATCCTGCACCGTTTGTAAGTTGATTATTATTTGTTGGAATAGTAGGCTTGTTAGTAATTGTACTACCTGTGTAATCAATACTAACACTTGTTAATGAACTAAACGGAATGTTTGTTAAGTTAGCACCGCTTCCATGAAAGTTAGTTGCATATACATTAGAATAAACATTGTTACTTGCACCTAAGTTATATGTTGCAGTAGTGTAAGGTGTTACATTACCAAAACTAACACTGTCACTTACTTCTGACCCGCCTGCTAGTATTTGGCTAAGTGTTATTCCTGTTAGGCTTGCACCACTACCAATAAACGAAGTAGCATTTACATCGCCTGCTACTGTAAGTTTGTGTGATGGATTACTATCAAATATACCAACACGCTTTGTACCTGTGTCAATTTTTATTGCTGTTTCAACACCTGTTATTGGTTTTACTTTAATATCTAAATCTTGTTCATCTACTGTGCTTTCAATAATTACAGCATTGTCTACACGTAACTTAATATTATTATTCGTACCAACTGTAATTCCTGCATCACTATTAAATGTTACACTACCGTTTTGTGTATAACTTTGGTTTGCACTAATAGAATCAGTAATTCCGTAACCTGATAGTGTAGTTGGTAATCCAACTATTGAAGTAAAGTTACCGTCAAACAAAGTAGGTCTATTGGTTAAGTTATTATAATCTAAAAAGTAAGGACTATCAAATCCATCAAGTGTATCAGCGTTTAGTCCGCCACCACCTGATGTTGCATCATTTGCAGGAGCCCATTTAAGTCCGTCCCACTTTAATACTTGTCCTGGAGTTGGTGGTGTACCTTGTGTATCAACATCTGATAAATCACTAATGTCGTTGACTAAGTCTGGTTTGTTAGCTAAGTTATTGTAACTGCCAGTTGTTGCTACTGCGGCTAAACTAGGTGTACCAACAATTTCACTATAGTTAATAAAACTGTTTACCCATGCTCCATTATTATCTTGGCCTGCTGTTGTGTTCCATTTTAATACGTTACTTGATGCTAGTCCTGTTAGGTCAGTAACAAGTCCACTACCTCCGGCGCCACCGCCGCCACCACCTGTTGCGGCAATAGTAATAGTTCCGTTTAAGTCATCGTATGTAATATCAATTCCGCTACCTTCTCTAAGGATAGCATTTACTCTGTCATCAACTCTTTCGTTTGTAAAGTATTGATTAGTACCTTCTGTTAATTCTGTTGTAGTTGCGGCTACAGTAGGTTTATCTGCTAAGTCATTCCAACTGCCACTAAATGGATTATAGTTAACTCCAGCAAGTGTAAGTCCTGTTGCAGAAATCATTCCTGCTCCAGTAATACCTGATCCTGTTAAGTCTAAATTATCACCTATTGGCAATTCTTTAAGTTTGTTGCTATCGTCTCTGTCAACTATGAGTGGTATTCTATTTGCCATATTCTTTTCCTTATAATGCCGCTATTCTAGTTTGGAAGTCTGCAAAGTCAGCACTTGCCGCTACTTCTGCTTTTAATGTTGTTAGTGTAATTGTCTCTGCTTGTAACGCACTTGCCGCCAATGCACCTTGTGCAGACGTTGCCGCATCTGTGATTCCATAACCTGCTAATGTAGTTGGCTTACTTGTAAGTGAAGCAAACGTCTGTGCCGGGATAGTTAAGTTTGTTAATGCTGATCCATTTAATGCTGGAAGTGTACCAACTAATACTGCCGCTGTAATTGTTCCGTTAACAGCATCAACTAGTAACGTACTATCGTCAGCAAATACAGATCCGTTAATATCTCTGTTTTTGTTTGTTACATCTAATTCAGCAAAGTTATCATTTATCTTTTTAAAAGCTGTTCTTAATGGATCGCCATCACCTTTGTTTACACTAGACCCAATGTTAATTATTTGTATAGCCATTATACTCTCCCTACCACAACTTCAACGAACCCTGGTTCATCTCCGTCTTTAGTTCCAACTGCTTTACCAATAACAGTTCCTACTAGTGGATCGTTCTGTACCATACCATAACCTGGAATTGCACTAGATACAATTATGTCACCTTTCTCAACAACACCAATTACTTTACAAGGTACTCTACCCTGTAGTGCTAATGCTGTAACATAGTCTCCATGTAAATCACTATTCATTAAATGTGCTGGGTTAGTTGAAACAACGCCAGCAACTTTTCTATCGCCTTTGTACATAGTAGTTGTTATTTCATTTTCGCCGCCGAACACTAAAACAGTTCCTGCTTCATACTCTGCATCAGCTAAGTAATTCTCAGCCAAGTCAGCATATTGTGCCGCTGTAGCAGTTCCGTAGAATGTACCAAAACTTAATGAACCTGTACCTATATCGTATCCGCCGTTAGTTGCAGGAGTCATAGCCGCTTGTTTAAATACTACTGCCGCTGTATTATTGTTAGCAACAATAGCAACTTCACCTGCACTACTAAATCCTGTACCAGCACCTATACCAATACCTGTACTTGATGTACTCTTTTCTCCTGGTGCTTCAATAAATGAACTATACATCCAGTCTGACGCAATACGTGAACTATTTTGTGTAGCATCACTTGGATCACCGTAACTACTGTTCTGTTGGAAGAACGAGGCTGTAACACTTGTACTACCTATTTGTAATGAACCTGGTAATGTTGTAGTAGTGTTACTTGGAACTGTACCAACTGTATCAAACACTGTTGCACCACCCGGTGTTTTCATTGTCATTGTTAAGTTAGTTTGATCTAAGATATCATAGTTATCTAATTTAAATTTCTGTCCATCAATACTTCCATCTGCACCTGTTTTAACAATTCTATCAGCAACACCTGTTGTAGTAAATGAACCACCAGTTTCAACAATGTCTGCAAATGTTACTGCACTTGCATCACCTGTGCCTGTAGCACTTCTAGCAAATACTGTGTTTTGTGCAATGTCTGGTAAGTCAGCAAAGTCAACACTACTTGCTTTTAGTGTTACCCAACCATCTGTTACTGTAAAGTCATCTGCATCAAATGCTGAAAGTCCTAAATCTGATTGTGCAATACCTGTTGCGTCAGCTCTTGTAGTTGCGGCTTGCATTGCAAGTTTACTTTGTAGTATTCCTGCTGTAGGACTTACATCACCATTTACAATTACTTCTGAACTAATTGCCGCTGTTGCAACATTACTACCGTTACTTGTAAACACAACATCACCTGTAACAGTATGATTATCATAAAGTCCTCCATGGAACATTAAGATATCATTGTTTACTCTGTTACCAATGTCTGCACCAATTGCTTCTGTATCAAATGGTGTTCTAGCATCCACATATGATTTTGTAGTTACATCTTGTGGGTTAGTTGGATCACTGTGGTTATAAATTTTATTACTACCAGCGTTGATATCACCTGTAATACTTGTAGTACCATCTCTAGCAATAGCACCTGGACCAATAGTACCAGTTGCAATAATTACACCGTCTCTATCAAAGTGTAATCTCTTTTCAATAAATTTCTCTGTAGCAAATTCTGTAGGTACTGCCGCCGGATCACCATCTGCCATAGTATCATCATTACTAAATTCTTGAATTCTAACACCTTGTCTAAATCCTAATCCGTCTAAGTTACTAATAGCAATTGAAGCCGCAAATGTAACTGTACCTGTTCCTTGGTCTACACTAAAGAACTTACCAACACGGAAGAATCCATCTTGGTCTGTACTTGCAAAGAACACTCTACCTTTACCACGTTCGTTAACTTCTGCATCTTGGTTTGCACTTATAGTTGGCTCACCGTAAATAATACTTGGATAGTTAGTAGTATTAAATCCACCAGTACCAATTTTATCAAAGTCATGTCCGTTAGCTCTTAGTGTTGAAATACCAACTGTAATTGTACCAGCTTCGTTGTCTTGTAATGATAATGGAATAGTTCTTGTTGCCGCAGGACTAAATCTTACATCTGCCGCAATACCTGAACCAGTATATAGTCCATTGTTACTGTTAATGTTTGAAGCCGCTAGATCGTTAAGTTCAACAGTAGCATAGGAGCCTCTGTCAGTGTAGTTTGCAACAATATGAGTCTTACCTGCAAAACTAAAGAGCATATCATTATTATCAATACGAGCTTGTTGTGTTGATGTTAGTTTTTCAATAGCAAGTACTACGTCACCTGCTGTAGCACCCATTGTAGTACCAGTGCCTGCATATGTATTCAATGCCGCTTCTGTATTTCTAAGTGTTAAGTTTAAGTGACTAAATGCTGAGTCCATTACAACTTGGAATCTATCACTTGCTAATGAAGTACCATCTGCGTCTTGATTGTTGAAACTAATTGTTCTATAAACCTGACTTGGATTTTCAGCATATATTAATGCTGTTGAAGGCCTTGTTGCTGTAACACCACTCAAGTCATCTAACAAGTGGTTCTTGTTCATTCTAATTACTGCGTATGCACTTGTGTCATTTGATGCTGTAGGATTGTGTGCGCCTGTAATTGCTGTTTCTAATCCAGTACTACCTGAAACACTTAATCTATATATAGGTCTATTTGCGCCTTTACGTCCTGTAGGACCAGTAGCACCTGTATAGCCTCCAATGTTACTTGTTGGTACTGTAACAATACTTGTAGCTGTTACTTCGTATGTAGTTACACCTGTTGTTGTATAAATGTCAACTAAACTATTTGGATACGGCATGTAATCACAGTCATATACAAATATACTAAATGATCCTGCTGTGTGTGCAAATGTGCCAAAGCCATAAACGTTTGTTTCGTCATTGAAAACCTTAGCAGGCTGTTGCATGTTTCTTAATGTTGTAATTGTATCAACAGTTTCGTTTGGATCTGATCCTGCCGCAACTAAACCAAAGTTACCATTTGCGTTAGAACAGTTAAGGGCTCTAATCTCTGAACCGTTGTTACTAAAGAACGCTGTGTGGTTGTAGTAAGTAAATGTCGAAACTTGCTCTGAAAGTGCCGCGTTGTTACAGAACAATCCGTAACCTAAATCGTTAACCTGAGTATAGTCGTTTGCCAACATACTTCTGTTACCAGCAGTTTGAACATATATCTGTTGTGGGAATGTAGTATCAGTATAACCATTACCTTCGTTTGAAAGTTTGTTAATTAATAGTTTTGCTGTACCTGTTCCGCCATCGTATTCTGAAACAGCATCAACTTGATAACGTACACCGTTAATAAAGAACGGAGCAGGTGTCTGTGGTTTTCTAATTCTTAAACCTGTGCCTGCATCTGATTGTACATTAAGTGTATAGTTGTCGTCTTTGCTTGTAATCTTAGTTTCTAAGTTACCTGAGAAACCGTCAATATACATACCACCTCTAAAGGCTTGCTTGTTAACACTGCCTGAGAAACTACCACAAACCTGTGTGTATGGTGATTTAACTAATACTTGTCCTGCTGGATCTAGTACCTGTGCAAATCCTCCATGTCCTTGGAATGACATATTTGCTAGTCTAGTAGCATCGTTCATTAAGAACACATCCATTTGGTTGTTTAGTTTAGGTGTACTTGCAGAATTACTTGGATCAGTTAAGTAGTGATAACCATAATTTACTGTTTGTTTAATATGCCATTCACCACTTGAAATACCACTTAGGTTTGGTAGTACATCAGTAGTTAGTGTAACGTCAAAATCACTTCCGCCATCAGCATTACTAATAAGTCCAACAGCACCACTGTCTGTATAGAACCAAGCACCATCCCATGATGTAGGTGCAATATTATCTGCTGGTGTTACAGTAATAACGCCGCCTGCTTGATTACTACCTGATATTGTAATTGCTTGTGGTGTCGCTAAGTCTGCACCTGTGTAGTCTGTAATTTTAAGATTGTCTAGTAACTTGTCTCTGTAGAAATAAGTGTTAACCCAAGGTGATTGTGAAATTCTTGGAGCTGGTCTAATTTGACAACGTCTAAAGTCTGAACCTTTAATTGAAACGTTAGCAGGGACTTTCAATGGATAATCTTCGTAGTAAATACCTGTTTCAACGTGTACAGTAATTTGTTTTTCTTTAGTTCCATTACCGTATTCTAATTCTTCACCAATTCTAAAATCTCTTGGTTCAACTAGTACAACTTCACATCTATCATATGCTACGCCGCCTAAGTCTATGCCGCTTGTATATTTTACAATACGTCCTCTAGCACCTGATGTCTTACCAACAATAATTTTACCTGGAAGTATATCAACGTTAGTATTAATACCTTGGTCAGTACTGTCGTTACCTGCTCCGTTACCAAAGTCAATTGTGTATGTACTACCTTCAACTAGTGTGTAATTATTTCTTGCTTGGAATCCGTTTTCTAAAATATCAAGTATAATATCAAATTTAGCATTAAGAGCATCTTTAACTTGTGTGCTTACATCATTAATATTAGAATCAAACCATTGCGGAATAAGAGTTGTATAATCTGTAGGATAAAGTTTAGTACCTTCATAACCTGTACATTCAAATGTAATTGCATCAAGTACTACAACATCTCCTGCACCTAACCCGTGTGCAGATGTAGTTGTAATAATACCTTTACCAGTTACATTGTCATAATTAAATCCGCTAATGTTATATGTATTACCGCCAAATGTAACTGTACCACCACTTATATATGTGTGTACTACTGTAGACGTACCTACATCTACTTGGAATATGTTTGTTGCTAAATTATCTGATTCAACTGCAAATCGTTTACTCTGTGTTAACAAATCAATATTTTGTACTACACTATTAACAATAGCCTTAGCCTTTGTCATAGCCGCTCTAGTTTCTTGTCCTTGACTAATACGTGCTCTAGCACCTGAACTTGTACTAAAGTAACGTGTAGCCGCTTGTATAGCGTTGTAGTTACTGTTTGTACCATTACCAATATCAATAATCATTCCATCGATAATAAGCCCAACGTCACGTTCACAAGTGTTGTCAACTATAGCTGGTTTCTCTGGTGCTACCAAAGAAGTAAGTCCGTTGGATATTACATCTGTAATAACACTTGTTAGTGTGCTTGCTCTGTTTGCAACATCATTAACACCTGTACCTGATTCACATGCAAGTGATGTAACAACTTGTGGTAAACTTTCTGGATATACTTTTGCTACTGTAGATCCTTCAAATGTACAAGTAACATTAATACCTGCTATTGTAACAACATCTGTTGCACTTAGTCCGTGATTACCAACTGTTGTAATACTAGCAATACCTGTTGCTTCATCGTAAGCAAATACACTTACTGGTAATACTGTAGTATCTGCTTTAGTTACTGTACCGCCGTTTACATAAGTGTTTGCGTAGCTACTTCTACCAATATAGAATTGAAAACTGTTTGCTGATAGGTTTTGATCATCTACAACAAATGTTCCTTGTTTGGATGCATATGCTGAGTTAGATAATACATTGTTTACAACAAGGTCTCTTGCAAATTCAATTGCCGCATTTGTTTGTGCTATTTGATCTACTGTACCTAATCCTGCAGATCCAACAGCATTTGTCATACCTGCTAAGTAACTTGAAGCCATTCTACGTGTTTCAATATTACCGCCTCTTGATAAGTCATTAATCCATGCATCAACAATATAACCTACGTCACGTTTACATTTCGCACTACTGTAATCAAAGTTGTTCCATATACCAGCACCGCCAGCATTTCCAACATTGTGGTTAATCCAGTATGTAACTTCTTCTTGAATAAACTTTTTATTCTGTGCTAGAATTGCTTCTGCATTTGGATTTGAAACACTTGTTGAATTATATGATAGATTTGGAAATGTATCGTTTACATAATCAAGTACTGCTTTTTGAATAAATCTTTTGTTTTCTCTTAGGTAAGTTTGTGCATGGTATGCTGATGTATTTTGTGTTGTTGGTCCTACACCAGTAACAAGCGAGATGTTCTTACCGTTATTGTATGTAATTGTTTGTCTATAAGCACCTGGTTCAATTGGAGCACTTTCAATAACTTCTTCAGCTTTTAATAGTGCGGCTTTTAAACTGCCGTATGCATAACCTAGTCCACGTCCTTCAAGTCCTACTGGAGTACGTGCTTGTGTGTCGTCACCTTGTTTAGTTACAAAGATATCTTCTGTTGAACTGTAACTATTGTTGTCGACATATAATTTTGTTGCCGCTTGTTTATCTTTAACATCACCTGTATCAATACCTGATAAGTCACCTGGATGATCATGCAAGTACAATGCACCTGTCATATCATCACCTTGGCGTCTTACTGTTGCACTTCTTGGTAGTGTTTCATCTGTTTTGTAGAAGCCGTAATATGAATCATCGTATGCTGTGTCTCTTACAACATCAACACCCGATACTGATGTTTGTGTACCTAGTGCAATGTTTATCTTAACACGAGTAGTATCGTTATTGTTTTGTGCTTCTGCTTTAGATGCATGTAGACTTAGTTGATCTTCGTTTACCCATCTTACATAGTAATCTGTATTAGTTGTTAAACCGTTTGGTGCTGAACCTGTAGTTGAGTATTTCCATTTGGTTCCGTTAATACTCCAGTCAAACCCGTGATCACTAACTACAATATTACCTGCTCTATATTCTGCAATAGTTTTTGTATATTCGTTTGCGTTTGCAGGTTCTGCTCTAGCATAAACAGGCTTGGTTGGTTCAAATGTTGTGTTTGGTGCATAGTATTGATCTTGGAATTTTTTATCTGTAACAATATCATTAATTGTAATAGCACTACCATGTGTAGTATTAAATTCTGCAATAGCTTGAGGTGATGTAGCAATTTTACCAATTGGATAAACTTGGTTACCGCTTAAAGGTCCACCTAGTATCGGACTTGTATCAGCGTTAATATTAGCACCTGTGTTAGTAATTGTAATATTAGTTGCACTTGAGTTGTCAATACTAATACCTGTTCCTGCCGAAAGCGTTTTAGCTAGGATTTCAGTACCTGTTGTATTACCAATTAATACGCCGCCTGGTGTAATGCCTGCTGGTGTGTCATTGAGTGCTGTGAAACTAATTGTTCCGCCTTGCCCAAATACAGCATATAGTTCTGTGAAGTTCTCATTTGCTTTACGGAACGCTTCACGTATACTATCACCTGTACCGTCGTTACCTTCTACACCTAAATAAATATCTTGTTTTGCCATCTTTTAAAATCCTACGCTTTCACCGCAACCACAGCTACTTGTGCTTGCAGGGTTTCTAATATCAAAGTATGAACCGAATAGTTCTTTTTTGTAGTCTATAGTAGACCCTAATAGGTACATTACACTCATACTATCTATAATAAACTTACCATTTAGTAAGTCTATAACTTCATCGCCTTCTTCTGCACCATCTGTCATTACCCAATCATACTTAAATCCTGCACATCCACCACCTTGCATTTGTAGTTTAATTGCTGTTTTGTCGTTATCTTTGAGTAAATGTGTCATTTGTTCTTTAGCTGAATCAGTTAAAAATACTACGCTCATGTCCTTCTCCTATTGTATTTATGCAATGCTTTATAATCCGAATGTAAATAAATACAATTATGTTCAAAAGAATTGAAAAAGAAGTGCGTTTTTACGTTCGTAAAAGTAAGACTGGAAAAAGTCATACATACAAACGCATACGTAGTTATGCTCTATTCCAATGTGACGAGTGTAAAGAAGACTTTAAGAGAGAAAAGGGCAAAGTAGACCCAAAGCGTTTAGATAACTTCTATGTCCACGTTTGCCCAGATTGTGATCCTAAGCGTTTTGCTCAACGTAAAGGTGTTGAACAGCGTAAGATATTAAACTTACCTGCAGGATCTAATATAAGGATTGACGAAATTTAGTCTTCTTTTTTCCAAATAGTCCATGCACCGTATGCAATAGCCGCATAAGCCGCTAGTTTTGCAAATGGTCCTGCAATAAGGACTACTAGTCCTACTGCGATAAGAGCCGCTCCATCTAGTGATGTACGCTCTTCGATTCTTGCTTTAATCCAATTTTTCATAATTATCCTCCTAAGATTTCTGTATGTTTGATAGAAGCAAAAGGTATAGGTTGACCGTTTTCGTCAACTACCATTTCGCCGTTTACCGATCCACATAGCATTTTACCTTTAGCACCATAATACATTGACGGTTTAATTTCTACGCCGTTAATAGCTCTTTTATAGTTTTTTGGTTTTTGTTTGCCTGCTGGTCCTCTTTGTCCTGCCATATATCTCCTTTGGTTAAGTATTTATATAGTGCAATACTGGCTAGGTTTTTGCATTTAGACTCGCACATAATATCTGCATAGTCTAAAAACTGTAAGGCCCAATCGTTAACTACATTGTTAGGATAGTAGTCACTGTGGGCTCGTAATTTTGCTTTCTTGTATCCTGCTTCTAGTAGTGCAGGCATGTTGGGTTTTGTGTTGTGTGCAAAGTCTGCAGGCAATGCTTCGTTGCGACTGTATGAATAATGTATTGTAGGTCGCACACCACGCCAGCTGTCTATTACGCGAGCAAATCTATCGTCGGTGGGCAGTATGTATTCACCTTCACGGCACCAGTGATGGTGTATGTCAAGAACCAATGCACATGTGTCGACGAGCTCGAGTGAGTGTTCGAGTCCCCATTTGTTTTCGTCGTTCTCGATCGTGATACAGTTTCTCGCCTCCGGAGAAAGTCTGTTGTTGACTGCGTGTTTGATACCGGCTGGACCTTGCCTACCGGATATATGGACGTTGCATTTAAAGTCTTGGAAGGTACGCCCGTATCCCATCCACCTGATGACATCGGTGTGATATTCAAATTCTTCTATGCTCCTCTCAACTATTTCTTCGTTGTCGCTCGCAAGTACAGTAAATTGGCCTGGGTGCATCGATAGTCGGACATCGAGGGCTCTTGCTCTCTTACCGACGTTTGCAAAGTTACTTTCACAGTAGGCACGTACATCGGGCTTCTGCCAAAAGTAAGACCAATCTGCTTGCGTATATACTGGTAACACATCGCTACCCAGTCTAAGCATACGTAGTTCATTTGGTAATCCTCCTACATAGGTAATAAGATTCATATACGATTGTATATTGTGAACCATGATATCCCACAACCGTTGTTCGGCAACTTCACGTGTTTGTCTGTTAAGCCACTGTACTGTTGTGCTACGTGTATTTAGTGGTCGTTGAATTTCTTCTAGTAGTTTCTTTTTTTGTTCTTGGTCTGGATGCATATACTTGCAAGCAAAGCCGATACGTTGCTGTTGTGATTTCACATAGTCTCCTGCTGTTGTAAATTTAAGATCCATAAGTTACCATTTTCTGTTATACATACGTTTTTAATATGTCCCAAGTTTCGTTATAATCCTTTACATTATAGCATGTTCCCATATCGTTGTCAAGTATTATTTTCTTCAAAGGATAGTCGTTTCCTGCAGGATCCATACGATCACCAAAGAACACAAGTTCTTCGTCATCTATAAACTTAATTACTTGACTTTTATCTGATCCTTTTGGACCAATGTCAATTCCTGTTTCACCACCTGCCATAGCAACAAGCTCAGGGAAGCGGAAGTTAAACTGTGCTACAATGTGTAGACGTTCTAAATTGTTTTCATCCCAATCAACATACTGTTTACGTTCATCCATTGTTGCATTACGTCCTACAACACTAAAGTTTATCATGCCAGGACGTTCTTCAATATGTTTACCTGTACGTAAATTAAAGTCACTTTGTTCTAATTTTTCTTCTAACCAATTTCTTGCTGTTACAGGTAACGTCCAGTCATTAGTATGCGTCTGCCTGCCATAAAAATTTACATCATTCCCATTACAATTAAAACTATACTTTGCACCAACAAACATATCTAAACCAACTTGTTCGATAGTTTTATCTCTATCACTTCCTGTTACAAAACAGTAGTTCTGTATATTTTCTTGGAACCACCATTTAAAAACATTATTAATTTCTCTACGGCTTGGAGTAAGTGTGCCGTCTACATCAAATACAAACATCATTTCCAATTCTCCTTTACCCAATTATCTTCGCATTGGTGTGGGTGTGGTTCACCATGGAATACTGCTACACATGTCTTTGGTAGTACTTTAGGATCTTTCTTTTCTCTAAAGTTACGAGGTTGATTGTGTAATTTAACTAAATCGTTTCTATCACGCATTTCCCATTTGTAACTTAGAATCCATTCGTCTGGCCAAAATGCCCAGTCCTTTCTATTAGGTCCTACTTCAGCAAAAATCCAATCTTGGTCTCCGTGGAATCTACGCATATTCATTGCATGATCTTTCATGAAGTTGTCAAATACATATCCCATTGAACATGATTTTAGTCTAAAGATACTGCTGTTCATTCTGCTCCAATCAGATCGTAATGAACGATTGAAGTCACGTATAATACAAAACTTATCAGGTTGATGTGTAAACAACTTATCAATATTTGCATTAATAACAATATCTAAATCCATGTACAGTAAAGTACCATCAAGAGGAAAATTCTTGTCAAAGAACATAGGCTTGTACCACCAACCTGACACACCAATCTCCTTTAGTGTAATGGTTTTGATATTTGCATCAATACCACGTAGGTCGTCTGTAAAGCAAACAAATTCAAAAGGCACTGTTAAATGTCTTTTGCACATGTTGTGAAGTTTATTGACATACTCTGATGAGTACTTACTGCCATGTTTTAAACAAACTACATAATTTTTAGTATCTTGATTATGTACTTCGATAGTAGAGCTTACCGTTGGCTCTTGCGGAGGTATTACGGCCTCAACCGGGGGACTGCTTTTTGCTAATTTTTCTTGTGCTTTCTCAGCTCGTCGTTGATCTTTTTCAGCTCTCCTAGCCGCACGAACAATATTCCATTGTGCTTTAGTGTACTGACTTTTATCAACCTTGGCCAATTTTATGCCTCGTATATTGCCGAGTTAGCGCCGTGTTCTGCACATTCAACTCTTACAACATAACAACGGTTATCACTTTGTTCTCTAATTAGTTTGTCTGCAAAGTTAAAAGCATGTTCTGCAAACTTCTCTGCACCAACACCATCAAAGACTCTAATCTCTGCAAGGTCAAGTGCTTCAAGTTGCTCCATTACATCCATGTGCGGATCTTTTTTGTCAACTGCTACTTTATGATCAAAGTTATCTTCAAGCCATGCTTTGATTTGTTTTAGTCCACCAAAGTCTACTGCCCAGTTCTTGTTATCTAATTCATCACATCCAAAAGTAAATGTAAATGCTAGACTGTAACCATGTAACAAATGACAGTGTGAATGACCTGCGTTTGGTTGTCTAAAGACGGCACTCAACCCAATGTTGTGTCCGTAATGTTTTGTGCTATAATGTTTTCCCATTATGTTCTCCTATAAGTATAACGGCGGAGTATTTAAAGAGGGTCGACGCATAAAGTCCTCTGTGTTAATGTACTTATTATACTACAAATTGTTTAGCGTGTCAAGTGAAACATTATCCAATTTCCACTCTTTTGGCAGTTGCCAATCAGCTGTATTGTATATTCTAAATGTTGTCTTTGGAAACCATTCGAACACTTTGGCTATTTGATATATCCAATAACTGTGATCAACGGCATGTGAGTTAGCACTACTGTATCCTTCTGTGCCTTTGTATATATTATTAACTTTATTATTAGTACTATATAGATCAAATCCTATAACATTAATTTTATTGTCAAGTGTTGCACCTAGAAGTAATGCGTAAGGTCCACTGCCCCAATGAAAGGGATCATCCATTCTTTGTGTACCTTTTTCAATTAAACTAGGTAATGCTAATACACCTAATTCTTTGTTCCAACGTTGCCTAGTGTATATATTTTTGTGATGTGTTAGTGCTTGTTTAACCATACGCTTGTCGCAACATACTAGATGCTGTACATAATGATCTCTAAAGATTGCATTACAGCCTATTTTTTCTTGATATATTTTGTCAAGAGGTATACTACTACGGCTAGATCCGTTTCCAATTACTAACATAAATTTATTTAGCGGGGGTCTACTTTTAGATAGATGTTATCGAACTCTTGCTTTTTGTGTGTTTTAAATATCAAGTGTACACATGTAAACTCGCCTGTCATACTAACACGATACTCGCCACCATGTACCATATCATCAGGCACTTTCATATGCCAACCATTTTCAACTCGCTCGCCTGGTGCTGTGTTTTGCACATAGCGTTTTGTAAATGTGTTTAGTTGATGTGAGTGTGAGCCGTCTGTTGCGTATGCTACACCATATGCGGCTGTGCTGTTGCATTCGTAACGCTTTGATCCTACCATGTAGAACTCTATGTCTTGGTCTGCTGTTACTGGATTGTTTGTTACGCTTATTTCTGTATCTGTAAACACAAATGCATTGTCAAAGCTCATGTACATTATACCTAACGATATAATTGTTACCATACTAAGTCCGCTTATCAGATTTAGTATTGCTTTTTTTAATATAAATTTTCTATTACTGTTCATTTCTAAGTTCCTGTACTTCTCTAGAAACTGCTTTAAATTCGCTTCGTACTTCAGACAAGTTCTTACTAGCTCTATTTAGCGTCTTTACTAGTTGTCTTATCGTGTAAATTGTCCAGAACCACCACGTTACTGCTGTTACAGCAAATAGCCCTAACCCTACATAAAATGCTTGTTCAAAATTAATTACACCTGTAGCAACTAAGATTCCGGCAACCACCAGAAAAATAGTAGGGACTATCCTTGCGAATGTATCCCATCTCTCGACTTGGGCTTCTATTTGTTTTTCGTTTAATTCCATAATCTTCATTCTGCCTTTTGTTATCGGAGGCTCGTGGCGAACTCCGTGTTACTCATGACTTTAGTGTCATAACGCATACTATTTAATACTTTCTAAGGGTTGATTAAATTGGAACTTAACCTGATATTGCACCAAAAGATCTCCACTCACCTGGAGTACCAGTTCTAACACAAATCCAACCTAAGTTGCCGCCTGGGGTAGGTGCATCATGCCATACAATATCACCTTGATTGTAAAGACCAATAGTTGGGATACCGTCACCAACTTCCATCTTTTTGTTTTGAAACTTAACAGGTCCGTTAGTTTCTAATGCTACGCCATTTGATACTGCTGAAACACCAATTCCTACATTACCTTCAAATACTGTGTTTGAAGATCCTTGTACTTTAAGTGTGCCGCCGCCATCAATAATAAGTCTTGATGTTGTATCGTCTCCAGCGATTTGATTGATTGATAGAAGTGCATTACCTAAACTGTTTAGACCTTCTTTAATTGCAAGAACGTTCTCTGCACTTATGTTTACTAATGCTGTCATGCTTCTATCTTCCCAAATTGTTTCCATGTACCAGGTGCACCACTTTCTACACATACCCAACCCATAAAGCCTCCTGCTTGTGGATTAGTATCGTATACAATATCACCTTGGTTGTTGTTTCCTGTAGTAGGCATTTCGTTACCTACTGCTAATCTTTTGTCTGCAAATCTAATTGCGCCTGCTACTTGTAAATCTACATCGTCACCTGGATACTGTACTTTAATACCTAGTGTGCCTTTTACTTCAACACCGCCTTGTTCTTTAATAACAATACGTTCTTTGTTGTCTGTAATTAGACTCATTTTACTTGTAGTATATGCACCTACTCTAATATGATCAAACTCAGGATCAACTACAAACTCTGCTTCGTTACTTGCTACACTTAATTGTGCATTAGGTGCTTCAGCACCAATAGCAAAACGCATTGTTCCACTATCGTATGTAACAAATTCGTCAACACTTAGATCGCCTGCTATACGTAGACTGTTTAATGTTCCTACAGTTTCAAGTTCACTGTGCTTAACAGTAACACCTAACTTGTCTGCACTTAGTACAGGAATATTATCAATTTCAATTACTGCATTTCTATGTAGGTCAATTGTATTACTAATGTAGAATCTATCTCCACGCCATACAATTTGTTTAGTTGCTTCACCGTCTTGTCTCCATTGCATACCCATCATGTCAATGGTTCCGCCTTGAGCAGTAAAGTCAATATTTTGTGTAACTTTTTGTGTTGAACTTAGTTCTTCAACGTGTAGTTTGCCAGCAGTGAGAGTTCCCTGCACATTTAATGCTCCACTTACGTCAATGTCGCCTATTAGGCTATCAACGTCCATACTACCTACAGTAATCAAATCATCTTCTACAAGCAAACTAGTTCTAGTTGCTTTGTCATTGATACCTGTACTTCTAAGTAGTGTAATTTTACCGCCATGCACTGCATTACCGCTAATACTGTTTACAGTTGCGGGTGGCATTTCTGCGGCTTGTGTGTTTGCTATGGTCTCAACAGTCGTTGCTAGACGTGCGAGGCCTTCTCTTATATTATCTATCTGGCTCATGTAAGTATTTATCAACTTACCTTCAGAAGCACTGTATCCGCATTTATCCTACCGTTAAGTTTAATGTCTACAGCATTGATATCTTCTAAGAATGTACGTAGTTTAACCTTGCCTGCCTCTTTAAACTCTTTAAGTTTTTCTTCAGGCTTACGCATTGTCTTTTGAATACTTTCTGTTTCATTAAATCCAATAATAGTAGTACCTTTTACACTAAGTCCACTACCTTCACGTTGCATACCTTGCGGATCTATGTTCTTAGCAACATACTTACCAATCTTACGTGTCTTAACATTAAACACCCAAAGCTCATTTGCATAGATAATTTCTATTGGATTAATACTTGCAAGACTGTTCTTATTGTCCACTTTGCAATATTTTAACTTCTCAACTAGTTTCTCAGCACTCTTAGGCTTACGTTTTCTAGTCTTACGTGTTGCTTTACTTGTATCAACTACTAGTTGGCAAGCCATTTGTATATTGCCCATTGCTTCTAATATTTTTTTAACATCATCTTTGTTAAGATGTGCATATGCTTCTTTGAGTTGTTCCAACATGTCTTGTGCATGTTCGTCCATCTTTGCAATTTTAGCCTTACTAGGATAGTTCAATAGTTCTGTGTACTCTGATATTTCATCATCATAGAAACTAGATATTCTACGTGCATGAGCTTGTGTTACACCAAAGTTTTGAAAGTGTTGTTTAAAATTAAACCCTTTAGGGTCAAATGACTTTGGGTCTGTTATCCACCCATCTAACCATTCTTCAATTTCTTCTGATTGAATATTTACTTGCTCACGTATACGTTCTTGTATAGTAGGTTGATGTACTTTTGCTTTTTCTTCTTCTACTTCTTTCTTTTGTGTAAGTAGATATTCGCCTTGTGATATTGCTTCTACAATACGTTTCTTTAAGAATACACTAGCAGGAGCAACATCGCCCATTGTTCCAGCAAGTGTTTGCCAGTAGTCGTCATGCTTCTTATTGTAGTCAGGCATTCCTGCCATTAATAGTTTAGCAGTAATGCTACCTGTAATGCTTAATGCATGTGTTGGTGCGGCCCTAACTGCTTTAATTTGTTCTTTTGTATAACCTTCTTTAGTCATCCAACCTGAAACTGCTGGATATAAGTCTGCAGGTTTATAATTCTCGTAATACCATGCTCGTGCATGTTGACTGGCTTTGTGAAACTGCTCTCCAGTCCATTCTTCCCAACCGTCCCAACTAGGTTCAGTAAGTTTATTGCCTCGTTTAATACGTGGTGCACCACGGGGAGCCTTCTTTTTAACAGCTCTACCTGTGATCTTATTTACTCTAGCCATGTGCCACTCCTCTAATGTGTATAAACAGTATATAGCCGACTTAACAAAAAGTCAAGCATTATTGGAAATATTTTTTTTGATGAAATGCTCGTTTGTACATATTATGTAAGAACAAGTTCATTTTACTTCTAGTAGTTGGAGCCTCATATTTGAGTGTATGCTTCCAATTTTCTCTTTTAAAAGGTATTACTTGTACCAACGGTTCGCCTGGCTTAATTAGTTTTACAGGATCAGTTAGGTAACAAGGAAAATTAAGATTGTTTAAATCAAATTCATCAGTATCAATAATTGCAGGCATTATTACAAACTCTTGATCAAAATGCCAAAACGGTTGTACAAACAAACAACTATAACCTGGAGGAGTTTTGATCTTCCAAGGCACAGATACTTTAATAAAAGATTTCTTTTTGCCTTGTATGTGTACAGGACATTGTTGGTTTGAATGAAATGCACTTGGAGAAGTAAACTTGTTTTGTACTTCCATAAACTCACCAATGCGTTCAACAGGATATACTCTTTCAAGTTCTTCTTCGCCTGTATCATGATTAGTTTGTGCTATAATTTCTTGTTCATATACATTAGGTATAATGTAACCTGCAGTTACCATATCTCTCACAGGCCAACAGCCTGCAATGGTTGGAACACCATTGTCGTCATTTGCTTTAAGACTGCTATACCAATCAGGCAAGCAATCTTTAGCAGGTACGATAGGAAAATTTGTTAAGACACTTTTGTCACCACAAATAAATTCGATATCCATTAAGTACTTTCGTTCATGTTAATACAAATTGCTTGATGTCCTGCTTCAAAGTAACCATTACCTTTGCCATGTTCTACACTAAGAACATCTCTTGCTTGAAAGCATTCAGTCATTGTTGAATGAACACTAACAAGTTCTGCAAAAGGTGTTACTTCAAAAAAGTATACAAATACTAGAGTCCACATATTATTCTCCACCTCCAGAAACTACGTATGTTCCTACTGTGCGATTATATGCTTCTATAAGCATTTCCCACATTTCGTTACTTAATAATAACATTTCGTCAACATCGATAGTTTCGTTGTACTGCACAAGATACACACCCTCTTCATCAAAGTGTGCTTTTACATCTTCAAACTTTCCTGTTGTATCCATTACAGTTACAACAGATTCGTCAAAGTTTTCTTCTACAGTAAACATTTTATAATCCTAGTATACCAAATAGGTTGAACCAACCCATTGATGTTCCAATAATTATAGGTACACCTAACATCATAAAAGCAATGATGAAGAACGCTATGCCTACACCTTTGTTGTGATATGGTTCGTTTGGATTACTCATGTTCGCCACCATAACCACGTGAGTTAATTCCGTTGTCTCTACGGAACGCACTTGGATTACGTTTTGCGGTTTCAAATGTTGCTACTGTTACTGCAATCGCTCCTAGCAATAGTGCGTGTATAATCATACTAATTACACCTGCCCACATACTACTTACAATAATTGCAAATACAATACACCACATCCATGCAAGTACTTGCATGATCATATGCCGTGTGCTAAAGTCTGGAATGTTACTCAACGGATTCATATTATGATCCATTACTACATTCCAACAATTATAAATCCATTCTCTCATTGATATAACCTTTCTAAATGTTACCTTTACTGGATAATGTGCGTCGGCGACATCGCGCCAATCTATTGCGTCATACAGATCATGAAATGTCTGTGTAACTTTGTGATTCTTAAAATATGCTGTGACCTTATACATTAGATCTTCTCACCAGCTTGAAATCCACGAAACGTTTTGAATCGTGGAAATCTCAAACTGTAAGTGTCACTGTCTTGTGATTGTGTTCGAGCATCTGCTCTAATTTCAATTAACTGACCAATGAGACTAGAACGTTCAGTCCAGTACTCATCACGTTGAGCGTCAGTGAAACCGCTCCCACAGTTAAGGCGATAATTGTATCCATCGTCTTCTCCTTCTACTATTACGGCACCTAGTCTTCCTTCGTTACGTCCTGTGCCTTCCTCAACGTCAACGACGGTTAGTGTAATTTCAATAAAAGGTTTTGCTTTGAGCCAAGCATGTGTACGTTTACATTCGTAGGGTGCATCAATGTCTTTTATCATAACCCCTTCATAGCCACCGTCTACAGCCGTCTTATTAAGCTCTACAAAGCGTCTATTGCCTTCATCAGTACTCAAGTCTACCTCTTCCCATTCACACGCTGTAACGTGCTCTAAGAGGTCTTGATTCTCCAGTACCCAATACTTGACTAAGTTACTACGATATGTTTGTGGTTTATCCCAACCACCTTCTAAAAAGTCTTTCAATGGAATAAAGTCAAACAAGTGTAGTACACTATCAGTTGCGGCTTTACCATCTTTTCTATGTACTTGCTTCATAAGGTCTTGGAAGTCTTTGCTCATTACTTCGCCGTCAAGTACACAATCATATGGACTAGGCTTTGCGGCAAGTACTGCTTCAATCTCTGCGATGATGTGCGGAAAGTTATGAAACTGTTTTCCATTACGTGAGAACAATTCTACCTTACCACCTTTGCATACTGCTAGTACACGAACACCGTCTAGTTTAACTTCAATTTGTTTTTTGCCTACCATCTTCTTTTCATGGTTAGCTGAGTCGTGTGCAAGTGAACAAGTAAATGTAGGAATTGCATACTGTGGAAACTTTTTAGCAATCTTGTTTACAGTCTTTTCACTACAACCACAACGTAGGTCTTTGATTAAGATACGTCTATAAAATCCATTCCACTGTTCAGTAGTAGCAACACCCATTGCTAATATGATAGCATCACGTGCCGCATGACCTGTAAGTTCTCTATTAATAAGTTGGTTAGCAAGGACTTTAAATGTATCCCAATCTAATCCTTGTCCTGTAAGCACATCTGTACGTTCAGGTACTTGCTTCACACCAAATGTAACAAGTGGATCAAGAGCCATACGTACACCTTCAAAGAACTCATCTAGTCCTTCTTCCATTGCTTCTAGTATTACTTGTTCCTTAGCAAGACGTGAATTATCTGCTTCTAACTTTTCTATAATAGCCTGTGGTTGCGTTCTCATGTGTGCCTCATTAATTAATTATGTTACTATAATAGCATCAGTATATACAAATGTCAACCTCTTTTGGACAATAAAATTGGCATAGGTGGAGGGAATCGAACCCCCATTAACTGGTTTGGAATCAGTTGTGTTACCATTACACCACACCCATAAAAAAAGCCCCTAATAAAATTAATTACTAGGGGCTTACTGAAATAACTTTTTTTACAAAGTCATGTCAAGACATACCCCCGGATGGTGGCCAACAAGTAATATATGTTGTATTAGTCTGTGACATGTTAGTATTCCTTATTTCTTATTATGTATTTAATATACACTCTTTATTTTAGTTTGTCAACATCTTTTTTGTCTGCTCTACCTTTTTTTCCGCAGTGTGGACAATGAAATGTTGTTCGTTCAATGCAATACTTGTCTTCCATAGTAGCGAATGTAAACCAGCCCTTACATTGAGTGCAGGTTAAATGCCATATGATTTCTTTTACCGCATTGAACATTGTAAAAGTATTTAGCTTACCTATCTTTTAGATTTTTTGTAATCTTGGATCTGAACTTAGTATGTTCTTTTCAGCTCTTGGTCTAGACAAACGATTCTCAGCCATTTTGCGTATTATTGCTTTATGTGCTAGTTCTGTTTTTCTTTTCTTACGAGCTAGTTCGAAGTCTTTGTGATTCATAACACTCTCCCTTTTACAGTTAAGTGCGTTCCTTCGCTTAGTGCTACTTCCGGGCTTATTGCCTGAACGTAATATTATTTAGCTCTAGATTGGTAGTCTTTTATTGCTGATTTGATTGCATCTTCGGCAAGTACACTGCAATGTATCTTAACTGGCGGTAGTGCAAGTTCTTCTACAATGTCCATATTCTTAACTGCTGATGCTTCGTCTAGTGTCATTCCTTTTACCATTTCAGTTACTAAACTTGAACTTGCTATTGCACTACCGCAACCGTAAGTTTTGAATTTAGCATCTACAATAACGTTATCTTCTACTTCTATCTGTAGACGCATAACATCACCGCAGGCAGGTGCTCCTACCATTCCTGTTCCGATGTTATCTTTACTAGGATCAAACTTTCCAACGTTGCGGGGGTTTTCGTAATGGTCCATTACTTTTTCTGAGTAGGCCATATAATAGTCTCTGTAGTTATACTACATTTATTTATGACCATTAGTTGGTAGTCCCAAGGGGAATCGAACCCCTCTTTTCAGGATGAAAACCTGATGTCCTAACCGATAGACGATGGGACCATATCTTACTTGGCTGGAACGATAGGACTCGAACCTATAATCACTTGTACCAAAAACAAGAGCATTACCATTATGCTACGTTCCATTACCAGTTAAACTGGTGCCGGCACACGGACTCGAACCGCGGACCTATTGATTACAAATCAATTGCTCTACCAACTGAGCTATGCCGGCATTGGCGGAAGATGTAGGATTCGAACCCACGGTAGAGTCACCCCTACGACGGTTTAGTAAACCGCTCCTTTAAACCACTCAGGCAATCTTCCAGTTTGT